ATTAATGCAAGCAAAACTGACATTGCCATATTGGAAAGCTATGGATTTACAAGTATGGCTTTACGTAGCAACCCTCCAATTAAGGACAGGGTTCAAACTTTACAGGCAGTATTGGAAAACAGTAAAGGCCAAATACGTATGGCAATTTATGCCAAAGCCACAAGATTAATAGAATGTTTGGAGCTACAAAGCTATGATGAAAAAACAGGCGACCCAGACAAACAAAATGGTTATGACCACCTTAATGATGCTCTTGGTTACTTGTGTTATAGGGAGTTTAATATGATTTACAGTAAGGCAGGCCAAAAAACAGGTATTAGAATTTATTAAAGACCTGATATTATTAAACTAAAACAATGTACAGCAGCTTTTACCAAAATAGAATTGATAGCTTTGAAATAGAAGTAACGGAGGTACAGCAGCAAAATCAGGCGTGGCGTAATATGCAAAGCCATTGGGGTTTAATTGAGGACTTGGTTGAAGGTACAAGCAAAATAAGGGGTAAAAGTAGAATTTATTTAAAACAAGAGCCACGAGAGGAAGATGAAAGCTATGACGTTCGTTTAAGTAGGTCAGTTTGCCCACCATATTATGTACGTATGGAACGTATGTTGGCTGGTATGCTTACACGTAAACCAGTGCGTCTTTCAGATGTACCAGATGCAATAGAAGAGCAATTATTTAATGTTGACCTTGAAGGTAATAACCTAACCAACTTTGTTTATAACATTAGTAGGCTTTGTATTAGATATGGCCATGTTGGTGTTTTAGTTGATGCCCCTGCAAATGGAGGTCGACCTTACTGGATTCCATATACCCCAAGAGACATAATTGGGTGGCGTACAGAGGTAAAAGATGGACAAAGGGAACTAACTCAGCTAAGACTTATGGAACGCATTGTAAGACCCAAAGGTAAGTATGGAGAGGAAACGGTTGAACAAATAAGGGTGCTTGAGCCAAATAGTTTTATGTTATTTCAACGTAACGATGATGGCGATTTTGTAAAAGTAGATGAAGGCACTACCAGCTTGGACTTTATACCTTTTAGTGTTGCCTATAGTAACAAAGTTGGTATTTATGAAAGTCGCCCACCACTTGAGGATATTGCCGAGCTAAATATTAAAAGTTACCAAATACAAAGTGACTACGACAATCAATTACATATAAGTGCTGTACCTATGCTGGCGTTTTTTGGTTTCCCAGCAGCAGCAGAGGAGGTTAGTGCTGGCCCTAGTGAAGCCTTATCATTACCAGAAGGCAGCAGTGCAAGTTACATTGAGCCAAATGGCAACAGCTTTAATGCACAAAAAGACAGGATTGACAAACTAGAGTACCAAATAAATGAACTTGGTTTGGCTGCCATACTTGGGCAAAAAATGTCGGCTGAAACTGCCCAATCGCAAAGAATACAAAGGTCACAAGGCGACAGCACTTTAATGGTTTTGTCGCAGCAAATACAAGACTTGCTTGATAACTGCCTTAAATTTCACGCTGCATTTTTAAAACAAAGTGTTGCTGGTACAACCTTTGTAAATAGAGACTTTGTTGACAGCAGCTTACAACCAGCACAAGTTGATGCATTGCTTAAAATATATGCCCAAGGTGTTATTGACCAAGAAGAACTTCTTAAAAAACTTGTTGAGGGTGAAATATTATCTGAAGATTTTGATATTGAAGAAATGCTCGACAAAACACAAATGGGTGGCTTGGTAGAAACTGAAGCACCCCAACAGGCAGCAACAACAGAAAATGAATAATGAGTATAGAACGGCAACGAATACCAGAAGCGTTATACCGTAACGCCATAAACCTTAATAGATATGAAAATGGCGTAGCAAAAAAAATTGTTGTTGCTTACAACGACATTATTGTACAAATAACAGATGAATTAAAAAAATTTGATACTGGCGACTTAACCCTTACCCCTGCAGCACTAAACAGGCAACGCACAATTTTATTGCAGTTACAAGAAAGTCTGGCAACTTGGGCAGAGCAAAGTGCATTAACAACAACTGCAGAATTACAGGGTTTAGCAGAGTTGCAATCGGTTTTTATACAAGAGCAATTACGTAAGGTGTTGCCAAGTGATGCTGCAAAAAATGCAGTGCGTACTGTAGAAATAAGTCCACAATTTGCTCGCAGTGTTGTAGAAACTGATCCAAGGCAAATAAATGTATTTACGTTACCAGAGGAATTTACTGTACAAACTGGTGTAGTGCCTAAGTTTAGTATTACTGCTCGTGATGGGGCTGTAATTAATTTACCTAACGGTGTAAACGTAAGAACTGCATTTAGGCGTATTGCAGAAAGTCAAACAGAATTATTTCAAAGCACTGTAAGGACAGGACTACTTGCAAACCAAACTACACAACAAATATCAAAACAATTAAGGGGTAAATTAAATTTTGAAGAAACTGGTACTTTAAATCAAATTAAAGCCAAAGGTGGTATTGGTACTGTAATACCAAACAACCAAATTGATACCATTGTCAGGACTAGCATTAACCAAGTAAGCAATACTGCAATAAATAGTGTGTTTAAGGCAAATGCAGATATGATTGACCGTTATAAATATGTGGCAACTTTGGATAGCAGAACTTCAGCAATATGTGGTCGCCTTGATGGGCAAGTATTTGAAATGGGCAAAGGGCCACAACCACCGCAACATTTTAATTGTCGTTCAACCATAGTGCCAATAATTAAAGATGAATTTTTGGACAGGTTTGGTTTAGACCAAGATGACCTTACTGAAGGCTTGCAAAGGCCAAGCAAAACTGGTTTATCTGATAGGGGTAAGTTAGTACCAGCAAATGAAAACTATGCGGTTTGGTTAAGTAAACAAGATGTTGCCACACAAAATAAAGTATTTGGTATTGAAAAAAGCAAATACAGGCTTTCTTCAGAGCAAGCCAAAGCGATACTTGATTTAAAACTGAATCGGTTAACCGGACTTGAACAAGAGAGTATTTTTAACGAATATTCTGATTTACTGGAGGACATCAAGCGATTCACTTTAATTCTCTCTAATCCGGATGAGTTGACATCTGTTATTAGAGATGAGCTCATTGAGACACAGAAGACATATGGTGATGAAAGAAGAACAGAAATCGTCGAATTCTATTCAGATCTTACTGATGAAGATCTTATACCTGAAGAAGACCTCATCGTGACTTTATCGAAAGAAGGGTATGCAAAAACACAACCGCTCGACACTTATCAAGCACAGAACCGAGGGGGTACTGGTAAGCGAGCAGCATCATTGAAAGATGAAGACTTTGTCTCAAAACTATTTGTAGCCAACACACATGACACTTTGTTGTGCTTCTCCAGTTATGGGAAAGTCTACTGGATTAAAGTATACCGTCTTCCTAGAGGCGGAAGAAATGCAAAAGGTCGACCCATAGTTAATCTGTTGCCGTTAGAAAAGGATGAAAGAATTCAGGCAGTTCTTCCTGTGAAAGAATTCAATGATGATCAATTTATATTCATGGCGACTGAGACAGGAAGCGTTAAGAAGACAAAATTATCCGCTTATTCTAGGCCCATGAAATCAGGCATAAAAGCAATCAAACTCAGGGATGGAGATCGCGTTGTCAACGCTGAGATCACTGATGGATCCAAAGAAATCATGCTGTTTTCAAATTCCGGTAAATCAATCCGATTCAAAGAATCTGATGCCAGACCCATGGGCAGAGTCTCACAAGGTGTCAGAGGCATGCGAATTGATAAAGACCAAAAAATTATTTCCCTGGTGGTCCTTGAAGAGGGAAATATCCTTGTGGCAACTGAAAATGGTTATGGTAAACAGACATTAAAAGATGAATTTTCCATTCAGAATAGGGGCGGTAAAGGTGTTATTGCAATCCAAACATCTAAAAGGAATGGGAATTTGATCGGGGCAAAACAAGTCAGTACTGGTGATGAAGTGATGTTCATCAGTACTTCTGGTAATCTCATTCGAACTCGTATTGATGATATATCTGTCATAGGTAGAAATACTCAAGGTGTTAGGCTTATCAGGCTATCAGAAGATGATAACCTGTTGGGAATGGAGAAAGTCATCAGCGAAGATGAAGACGAATAAGTATGTCGAAAAATATTTTCAACTTCTCTGCAGGTCCTGCATTAATTCCTGACTCAGTCATAGATAAAATCCATAAAGGACTTGATGATTTTGATCGCGAAATGTCAATCGTTGAAATATCACACAGAAGTGAGGCTTTTAAAGATTTTGCAATTTCATCCGAATCTTCATTAAGAAACTTATTAAATATCAGTGATGAGTACTCAATTCTCTTTCTTCAGGGTGGTGCAACGCATCAGTTTGCACTCATCCCCATGAACTTTTCGAGAAATGGAGTACTTGATTATCTTGTAACTGGAGCTTGGTCAAAAAAGGCTTGTGCATATGCAAGCAAGATATCTGATGTCAATGTAGTTTCTGATTCATCCTCAAATAACTTTACAGATATAGAAGACCCTAAAACATGGAGAATTTCAAACAAGGCTGATTACTTTTTTTACTGCGCCAATGAAACAGTCCATGGACTAGAAATACATGATCCAATTGAAACA